ATTTGATTGTTTTTAAATTCTAAACCTGTAACTTTAACTTCTTTACCAAATTGTATCCCGTTACCTACAAATCCACTACCAAATGTGGCATTTTCATAACCATATTCTACATAGGAACTAGAGGCACTAGATGCTGTTACCATATAAAGACATGATTAACCAACATATTTAAATATTCCTTACGGATTGAATCGCATGGCATCTACATCTATATTATACCTGTATATATTCCTGAAATCTTCATTTAATGACACAACGTTTCCCGGCAAAATCTGTATATATTCACGGTTATTTATTGTAGTCACAACGTTATTTTTTAGTATTTTAATAATTTCATCAACTAACTGTAGTACCCTAGCCTCACTCACACTTGAATAAATATCTAAGGTAATTGATACATCATGCAACCAATCGTAATTAAATTTTCCATCTGAACCTATGTTTGTGATCATACTGTATATTTTAGGATCTTCTGTATCAAGTTCAACAATGACTTCATCATATACCCTTGCACCTACTCCTACTGCTTTCTTTTTCCATTTTGTAGTAAATATTGGTGCTTTCCCACCTGAACTTGTCCAGTTACTTTTAAGATAATCTATAATATCATTTGCAAATGGTAGTCCTGCCATTCCATCGGTCATTTATACTTCTCCAATGTATTTAATGTTCTTACCCCGTATTTATTAATTTGTCTTAAACCTTTGTTTATTTTTCTTAACTTGCTTGTTTTGGTTACATTTTTCCTTACTTTTTTCAATATCTTATTGACTTTTTTAGCTGATTGATTTACTTTTGTTTTAGCATTTGAATATGCTTTAGAATATTTACTTCTTTTATCTTCAATAGCACCTGATACTTTTGTTTTTTTCTTATAAGTTCTGCGTGGACTAGCAACTCCATGTTTTCCAATGACCATTTTAATTGCTTTTTTAGCAAAATGAGTAGGATCTATACCTTTATTTTTTATTTTTTTTAATATTTTCCATGTTACATCTGCAAAGTCTTTTTCATCTAAACCTGTTCTAGCCCATAATTTTGTACTTACCCAATCATATAGTGCATCATAATTAACCCATTGTCCTGCTCTCATTCCCTTATCAACTATATTTGCATATAAATTATTAGTTGCAACAAAAGAAGTTCCAACATTAGGCTCATTAGGAGATATTTTCATTACAAATTCAAATGAATTTGCAAGGTCTTCTGTAAAGTTAATGTCTTTATCTTTTAATACTTTTTTAATATTAACAATTAATTCTGTACCTATATCTTTCTGCATACGAAATCTTTCATATTGATTTTCTGTTGTACTAACAGTTGAAGTAATTATTGCTGACATATCACCATGTAGAAGTTATTTCGCTTCTGCTCCATATTATTTGGTCAATTTCTTTTTGCCATCTGTCCATGACTTTCTGCTTATCAATGTTACCTTCCCCACCGTAAGCAATTTGTGACATTTGGAAATCAGTTGACAATATATCAAGACAGGTCATTAGTTTACAGGCTTTTTGAATATCTCTTGGTATTGGTTCTGCAACGTCTTTAATGCCCTCATTATCTCCCCCGTATCTGTAAGTTACCCTGAATCTATTGGTTCTAAGTATTGTGAACAGATAACCTCTTAAATATATGATACCCTTAATTTCTTGGAAATATATAATTTGATCTTCATTTACACCGTTACTTGTTGGTGTTTCATCTGCCCATTGACCGCCATCCCAAATCTCAAACTTATCCCCTTTTGTGGAATCAAATGACCTAAGATTTCTTTTTCTTGGGAACAAAGGCATACCTCTACCCCAATCATATAACTTGTTTACACTAAATTCTTCTGTTACTTGTTTATTTTCAAGCCATGTATGACCTGTTAATCTGTCAATTCTGTCCTCGTTGTCCATTATATTTTCATTAATCATTGAAGTATTTGGATCAGTATTAGGGTTAATAGGTATTCTAAGCCAGTCAGATATATTAGTAGCTGTGCAATAAGCAGGTGTCCTAACCATATATAAGCCTTGAGTTAATGATATTTAAATTATTCGTAAAGTACATTAAGGCTTAAAGTGCCTGTGACATCAGCAAAAAGTTTTGTAAAGTTTAATTCTAAATTGATATGAACTCCTGTTCCTGCTACAAGTCTATATATTTCTGGTGCGGCATTATTTGCACCATTATAAAATATAACACTACCTGTTCCTGCTGTTGCAGGGATTATAGATTTTAATTTACCTGATCTATTAACTACTATTCCATCAGCAGTTACTAATTTACGAGCATTTCGTGCCATTATATAGAATATAAAAAAGAGTGTTATATAAGGTTTCCCTTACACACCACGAATAATGACGGTCATAGTACAGGTATTGTTTGCAGCTACATTTGCACTTGTAGTTCTTACTCTACCGTTGATTTTTGCTGTAGCGGCAGCTGAATTAGCTGCTTCTACGAACTGATAAGTATTCAATGCAAAGTCATTAGTTTGTTCAATAATACATGAATAGACTTGTTTAAAGCCTACTTGTGTAAAATCACAAGTAACTAAACCACTTGCAAATTGTCCTGTTCCAGTAATTGCAATATCACAAACCATCTCTTTTTCTACGCCTACCCCGCCCGGTTTAATGGTGTGGGATCTATCTGCATTTAAGTGCTGATATTTGGCGTTTGTTGTAATAGTTACTGCCATAGTAATGTTTTTACATTTTACTAATATATAAATATTATTATATATAGATATATAATTCTTATTCCATATAGAAAATTTTTTAAAATTAATTTAAAAAAATAAAAAAAAGTTCTAGTTTTCCTAGATTCCTGAAGCAATATCTCTAATCTTGGCTTGTGCTTTGAAGTTTCTACAAGTTGTTTCACCAAGCATATTATACAAAGCTCTATCTGTGAAAGCTTCGTTAATGAATGGATAACCTTGTTGTCGTTTTCCTGCTTCGTAATAAACTATTGGTTTGAGTACTTGCATACCTAACAATGGTTTGTTTGGAGCATTTTTATCTGCACTAGTGTTTAAGATGAACAAGTCATCTACTGATCCCTCTGCTGATTGGGTGGTATCCTTTGAAGGAATGAATGGAAGTCCATATATTGTGGATATATGTAATCCTGCACCTGTTCCAGTAAAGGTATCAACACCGTTGACACCAACACTAAATTCTGTTCTCAAGTCGGCTGTGTTTTGGATACGGTAAGCGTTCATGTAGATTGATTGAACTTCGGAGTATGTGTCCTGTCCACCAATCATTACAGTTGGCTCTTTTCCAGCGGCAATTCTAATATCTGCAAGTGTATCTCTTAATACTGCATCTGTCAAGACATCTGCTGTACCTAGAGTACCTGAAGGTGATTTTACCGTGGAATCCCAAGTACCTGCACCTGCATTTCTATCTACACCTGCACCGTTAGCACCCTTCCAAGGGTTATAAAGGTCGGTAAGATTTGCGTGTGCTTCGAATTGTTGTTCAGCGTGTGAAGCAACAATGACATCTAAAGATTCAAGGTTTAGTCTTTCAAGTGCGTTGGTTGCAACTACGTCAGTAGGAATTGCAGTAAGCATTTGATTGACTCTTTCTTTGAATTGATCACTTGCGTAAACTCTTTGTTGTGCGAGGCTACCGTAGTTATCATCTCTAGAATTGTCTACTAATTGTTCCAATAACTCAGAGGCTTCGAATACATATTGTAAGGTTTTTGGTTTACAGGTAATCTCTTGGACTACTGGCTTTACTGCACCAGCGATAGCTCCACCTTCGATAGTTCCACCGAGTCCATCTCTTGCACCTGCGACAGATGTTAGATTTGGAGCTTTGGATTGGAAGATACGCCATCCAGAGAAATCCCAAACGTACTTTGGTAGAGCTGCAAATATGTTTGCTTCCATATTGAAGTTTGCCCATGCCATAGCACCGAATAGTGGGTTATAGTTGCCACCTGTTCCGGGATCTGTTGTACTGAAACCTGCTTTTAAAATCTCGTCAGGAGTTCTGTTATAGGTATAATTTACTAGTTCATCAATAGAACGTAGTCCTAGATAAGTAGACATTTTAGTATCCACCCGGAAGTCCGTTACCGAACTCTCCTGATTCTAGTTTGTTATATGCTATAACGAGTGCATCTTCTGCACTTGAAGTTTGACCATTCCAACCGCTAGAGATAGCTTTAAGGATTTGGTATCCTGTTGGTGTGGCTGTTTCTTCTTCCCCTCTTGATTTCAAAAGTGGTCTAACCGTTTTTACAATTTCGTATTCAGAACTTTCAGATTTTTTAACATCTTCTTTTTTGTCTTCATCATGATCTTCTGTTTTCTCAACTTCCTCTTTATCTTCTTCTTTTTTGTCTTCATCATCTGCCTTACCCATAGTTAGACTAGGAGCATCGGTTTTTGGTGACTCACCTTTTTGAGGTGGAACAATAGAAGCTTGATCTTTTGGAGATGGTGCATAGGTATTTCCTAATTTGTCAGGATCACCGACATCGTTAGGACTTGATACAGCCGGAGCTTGAGTATCATCCTCTACACCTTGATCAACAGGGTTTTTATTCTGCTCTTTAATCAAGGTTTCAAGACCATCAAATCTTTTCTCGAAAGAATCGATTCTAGATTCTTGTGCTTTGACTAATTGTGCAAGAATAGATGTGACTGAAGTGTCAACATCATCTGATTTTTGAACTTCAGAAACTTGTGTTTCTGTGGTTTGTTCTTCTGTAGTCATGTTGTACTATACCAAATTTTTTATAGTATATAAATATAATTGTTAAAACTAGAATGAATTGTAAACCTATTGTTGATATTTTTTATGTAATGTTTTTAGATATTGTATGGTTTCTGCTTCTTCTAATGCTTCTTTTACAACAGATACCCCAAATTTCAATATTAATTCAACAGGTGTTTCTATTTTAGTAAGGTCTTTTACTCGTCTTTCACTTGTTTCATGTACCATATTACCCTCTATTTTTGATTGTTTTTTAGATCCTGCTAATGCACTTGGAGCTTCAAACTTGTTTACATTACCGTTAGAATCTGTCATTGTGTTTGGTTTTGTTCTTGGTTTTAAAGGGAACTCACCTTTAGCATTTATATCGCCTATTGGTTGATCTTTTGTAATTTCTTTACCGTTAATTTTATCCTGTTTGTTTTGTGCTTCTTCCAAATAATCATCATCTTTTGGTGTACTTGGTATGTGATCTTTTTTAACATGAGCAGGTATTTTTGGAATACTAGCCATTAAATCATTTGTTTCTTTTGGACTACCTGTTGCTTCCCCTACATTTTCTGCTCTAGTTTCAGCTGCTCGATTAACTAAATTTTGATTATTTAATTTTTCTACTTCTTTTGGTTTGTCAAATTGTTCCATTCCATGTTCTTTTTCAGATTTACCGCATGATTTACATATATTTGAATCGTCATCACAAGAATATTGATGATTATCAACATCTACATCAACGTTAATATCTTCCCCATTTGACTTATCAATGAATTGTTCTACGTCAAATTTCTCAAATTTACAACCTAAACTAGTACATCTTATCTGTTCTCTACCGTTGAAATCTTTTACCATTTTTTCTATTCCATTTGCTTTTGCAAACTTGTTTACAGATTCTACTACTGCAAATGGGTTTGCTGGAGTATCACATAATGCAATTTCATATAACTCTAATTTTCTTAATTCCAATGCCATTTTGCCATCTTTTTGAATTGGCTCTCTTTCTTTACTTGCACCGCCCATAGATAGTCCTGAATATTCTCCTTTTACAACCTTATCCCAAATTTTGTCATACAATGTAATACCGTCTTTTTTATAAACTTCGCCTGTAATTAACACGGTTGCAACACCTTTGTATTCTGATTGTTCATAACTCAATACCTTGCCGACCATTCTATTGCTGTGATAATCTGATATAACTGGATTTACTTCCATAAATGCTTCCATAATTTTCATAACTTCTTTGACAAAAATGAACTCTTGTTGCCTATCTATGATTTCAGCAGTTATATGACCTTTGAATATTCTGCGTTGATCCGCTGTATCAACAGTTAAGCCTTTTGTTACAAAATCAGAAAATTCAACATATTCTGTCATGTATATAAAAAAAGAGTTATAGTATATAAAAATTGGGTTGTTCTATGACTGTGAGATGGTCGTAGAACCGTTTTGTCCTGCACGAATACCTAGGTATGTAAGTGCTGAACCAATCAAAATACCAAATACAAAGGTAAAGATTGCTCCATATTGTTCTGATGACATTTGCACGGTGGAATCAAATAATAGCCCTTTTACTGCTCCCCAGCCAACAAATAGTATTGCTGAGAACAATGAAAGTGCAACTACTGATATTGCAATATCTTGTCTTTTTATGATTGACATAATAAAAGGGCAAAGAAACGATTATATAAAGGTGTTGATTAAGACTAAGTTATGGACTTTTACGTCTACGATAACGTATATACATTTAATAAAAGAAATCCATTTTCAGGCTCAATTAATAGTAGATTAGAGGTTAAATCAATAGATATACCCGAAAATCGTTCATTTTGGTTCTATACTGATATGCAATATATGCAAGACAATGTTAATTTACAGAAGCGATATGTGCATATACATCCGGGAGTAGGCACTACAAATGCTACTAGATTTAAAAAAGAGCCTGTCCATGTGTCTAGAACTAACTTTTTTTACAACCCAAAAGAGAAAAGAGTTGAGGTAAGAAAGTCAATATTACCGTGGACTAAACCAACATTTGCCAAAAAATGTATCTATTATGGAACAGCGTTACCTGCAAAAAAAATGACAATAATGGGAGAATGGTATTATGATTTTGGAAATAACTCAATACATTTGATCATAGATTACAACACACAAAAGATTAAATTTCATTGGGAAGAAGATTTTGATGAGCCATCAACTGCTGAACAACTAAGTAAAATTGCAGATTTAGAGTTACAAATAGACCAAAAAGAAAAAGAATTATCCCAATCTGAATGATTGATCTCTTGTTTGATCTCTACTTATTCCTGTACCAAATTCTTCTCCGGGATTTCTTGCATAGTATTTTCTTTTCATAATTTCATCAGGAGCATTTTTTCTACCCCCTTTTGCTCTATAAGCATTGTGAACTTTATGTAATCTACGCATACAAGAGTCACACATTGAACAGTTGATTTGCCATACATCATCAAATTCCCATCCTGCGTGTATGTCACATAGTTCATAATTGTGTTTTTTTGTAAGCAAACACATCAATCCCTCTGTTCCACGTTTTTCCATACATTCCCCGCACATATATATCAGAGTTGATATAACTTTGTCTACCTTACTGCAACCGTAACAATAACCCTCACTATAATTGTTAATTCTAGTGTGTTCATCTTCTTGAACTCTTTCTCTTAGGTTTCGTGTGTGTTGGTTTTCCTTACCTGCACGTTCTTTTAAATCATTTTTTTGTATTCTATCTTTTGCATCTAAACCGTCTTCTGTCCATCCAAATCTTTTATCTGAATCTCCCATTTCAATTATCTAACTCTTTTAATATATATAAGACTTTCTCAGGCGACACTCCAAGAGATTCAAAATGTTTTACTATGTCATAAGCAGTTAAATGAGGCATATTAGCCATATATGATATAATATTTTTTGCTAGTTCAGTATCTTCGTTCATTCTTCTAAAGTTTTTAGAAACTTATCCCATTGTTTTTTAGTCATACCTTTGTTACTCAATGTTGTTCCCGTTCCACTTGCAGGGCTTCCATCGCCAGTACCGCCTTCATCACTTGGTCTTGCAATCTTTGGTTCACCGTCAAAATTCTGTGCTTCTCCTTCTTTTTTTGGTGCAGAGGATTTAGTTTTATCATTGTTTCCTTCTCCCTCATTTTGACCTACCCCGCCACCCATCATAGCCTGTTGTTTTTCAGGATTTGGGAATTGTGATATGAGTATATTGTTCTCACCGTCAAATGCTACGTCAAAGCCCATTCCATATAATTTTACTGTATTGTCAATTTTTTGTCCTCTGACTTGTTCTTCTCTGAGTTCATCAATTTCTTCACTTGTTACCAATTCAATTTTCCAATCATATATTTCCATTATGTCAGTAATTTCATTAAAGAAATTTTCATTCAAAAATCTTTGAAACCATTTGATAGTTCTGTTTGTAAGTGTAACTTGAAGTGCCTCGTTTCCTAGACCTGCTTTAGCCTGTTCACCATAGAACAAAGGTTGAACACCATACACAGTTGAGATAATTTGTCTTAGTTCTTTTCTAAGATCACTCAATTCCAACTCTTTAAA